GCCCTCTGTAAATACTTCAGGAATAAGCTGTTTCAGCTTCTCAATATTTTCTTCCGCTATGTCAGGGGTTTTACCATCTAAAGTTGTTGTTTTCATTCTATATCTCCTCCAAGTAATTTTTCTTTATCTAACATCACCAAGAAGACTCCCACCTCTTTAAGTGGGAGATGAATTGGTGGTTGATAAATTATAAATATAATATTATAATAAAAATGGAAAGCGAGGTGATAATGTGAAACTATCATTCAAAGATAATTATGATAAAAGTAGGCGTATAGTACGAGGATTATTTAGAAGTAATCAAGGTATACTGGTTAATTCAGATGTGAATGGTAGTTTGAACATATTAAGAAAGTATGTAAAAGACAAATGTATTCCAAAGCTGATACAATCAGTAATGGATAATGGTGGATTGAACACGCCATTGAGAATAAGGGTTACATAACCACACTTCTCAAGAATCTCCACCTTCTAAGCGAAGCGTAAGGTGGAGAGGTTCAAAAGCAACACTACCACCCGATACAATTACATTTAATGCAGAACAACATAGAATATCATCTGCTTCATCCATATAACATTCTTCGATATCACTAAAAGGACAATCATTACAATTAGTTGGCATTTTGAAACCTTTAATAGCTACAACTTTTTGCATTAAAAACATCTCCTAGAAATTTTTAATTTTATTCAATTGCCTCAACAATTCCTATCTCTTCATCAATAGTAATTTTTACTCCATCAGCATAAAAAGCACATTTATCATTTTTATCAAGTTTTAATTCATTGCAATCAACATATAAATATCCAGTATATTCCCAACCATTTTCACTAAATTCTACACGATAAGTTTTCATATACTACCCCCATATTCTTTAATAATATAATCATACAATCCATCAAGAGTTTCTACATTATATAATGGCTTTTCATCTGCATCATAAATAATTTTTTCTATATCTTCATATAACCACCAGTATAACAAATCCTTATCTTTAATATGTAATTCTTCGGTAATTATATTAACTAATTCGTCTACCAAGTAATTGCCCATATCAACCACGGAATACCCATCGGTCAGCTTATTAATAAGAACTTGTAATGTCTCCTGCTCGCTATGAAAATTTTGTATTAATTCCATACGTTTAATAAATTGTTCTTTAGTCACAATTTCACCACCTTCCCTAAGATATTTCAATATATAATATTAATTTAGCCTTATATTATGACACGGGTCATAATTCATTATTGGTGAAATAGTTGAGCAAACATCGTATTTTCCCTCCGTTTAGGCATTCAGATTATTTGGGTATGGTCTCTGTTTTGCTTTGCCTCGTTCAATAATTATAATATATACTATGTTTACTATTTTGTCAAATATTTATTTTATGCTTTTATAAAAATCTCTTAAATAAGTTTGTCTATCAATAGTTTTATTATTACTTATACATCTTTTAAAAGCTGAAGGCTCTGCAATAAGCAAACATTTCTTAGATGCTCTAGTAATAGCTGTATATAACATAGTGGCATCTAGCAAAATATGATGAGTATTATCTAAAACTATAATTACAATATCTGCTTGCGAACCTTGTGCTGAATGAATAGTTGAAGCATATCCTAAACTTAATTCATGTATGTCTTCTCTAGTGTACGAAATAATTTTTTTTATTTCTTTTTTATTCTCCATTAATTGATAAATGTCAAATCCATAATCTACTATAATATCGTTTCTACTAACACTTACTACAACCCCTAATTCACCATTGACTACATTTTTATTATAATTATTTATCTTATGAATTACTTTATCTCCTTCATAATATCTTGTTTTCCCAAATTCAAAATAATTATCTTTTTGGGAAATATAGTTTTCTTGTATATCTCTATTAAACATTTCAACAGAATTCCCAACTTTATCTTTTCTTGGACTAATCAACATTACATTTTCTAATCCAAATTTATCAACTGCATCTAAGTACGCCTTTATAGTAAAACTATGTATTTTATCTCTACTGGAAAAAAATTTATAAGTCATGTCCTTTAGTTCCCCATGAACTATAGATGATTCTAGTTTTTGAATAGGGTTCTTCATAAGCCTAATTAAATTAGCATCTTTAAGGATACCACTTTTTTCAGCTTGTCTATGAACTTTTTCAAATTTATATTTAGCATAATTACTATGCTCTAACAAATCATATGCAACAGCCCCATTTCCAATAGGCGGTAATTGTGCATAGTCAAATACTAAAATTAATTTAGCCCCATGTTTGATTGCTTTAAATAAAGATAAAGATATACTTAAATTATTCATGGAAAATTCATCTGCTATAATAACATCGTTAGGCAAATGGTGTGATTCATTATATTGAAATGCCCCTTCTTTCCACCCTAAAAGTTTATGTATTGTATATGCAGGGCGAGCAGTTACTTCATACATTCTTCTTGCCGCTCTTGCCGATAATGCACATTGAGCTATAGATTTAGAAGGGAACAATTCTTCTATAAGTGTGATAATGCCTTTTACCACACTCGTCTTTCCTGTTCCGGCTTTGCCTGCTATAACAATTATATTGTTGTTTATAATTGATTTTATGCCTTCTCTTTGTTGTTCGGTGTATTTAAACCCTTGATTATTTTCAGCTTTCTGTATGCTTTTTTCTACATCATCTTGACTAACTTCGCCCATAAAATTAGGTGAGTTATTTATAATATCTAAATACTTTTTTATATCTTGTTCTTGTTTATATACCTTTTTTAACCCTATTCTATCTTTATATATATAATATCTATCATCTTCTCCATTCTCCTTTATACCACTAATAAATTCCTTAAATAAGCTAGAACATTCTGGTATAGTTGAACGAATTTTGCTCATTAAATGAGCATGACTTATCCATGTATGACCTTCGTTTTCTCCAATTTCTTTTAAGGTATAATCTATAAATGCCAATAGCCTTTTATTACTAACTCTCAAATCTGAATTTATTTTTAATGCAATATTATCTGCTGTTTTAAAACCAATCCCTTCTACTTCTGTAAGGATGTAAAAGTTTTCTAAGATTTTTTGTTTAGCTAACAAGGGACTTTGATATTTATCAACAATCTTTTTTATTTTATTGTAAGTAACACCATAAGGAGAAAGATAATTTATAATGTCCATTAAAACATAATTTTCATAAATTTTATCTTTAATTCTTTTAAAGGTTGCTTCTTTAATGCCTTTTGTTTTATTTAAATCAATTCCTTCAAGATTGTCCTCTGCTATCATTTCAATAATGTTTGGATATGCTTCTAATAAAACATTTGTCTGATTTTCAGTTAAAAAGAAATTTAGAAAACGTTTCTTCTCAGTTAAATTATTAGGAATATCTTGACTAATAGATATTAGCTCAAACTGCCAACTATCAAATTTTTTATTATAAATTTCCTTTGCCTTTATAGTATATTCTTGAGTTAAGTTTAATTCAGGCATATTCCCTACTAATGTTCCATAAACTTTTTCGTCAAAAGGATTATAAGAAAGGGCTTTAATTCCATTATATTCTTCTTTATAATCACTGGAAAAATCGAATACACCCCAACCATTATTTGAATTGTAAAATCTACACTGTGTAGGAATAATTTTTAAAGTAATTTCCATCGTAATAACCCCTATTCTTTAGTAAGTTTTTTTTCTTTTAACCAAATCTTATAAGGCTTCGCCATTTTCACATATATTTTATCATCTTCTTTTTCTCCGATAACTACCATTTTACCTTGCTTTACTATGCCTGTTCTATACTTTGCATATTGTTTAGCCCAAAATATTAACTCAATATGTTTTTTCCCATTATAAAAATCAACAAAAGCATATTGATTATTGTTTCTATCTTTTTTCCTTTCTATATCAACAATAATTCCAATAACAGTAGCTTGATTACCATTAGCTATAGAGTCAAAGTCTGGCACATACTGTAATGCTTCTTCAAATGGATTGCTAGTAATAAACATTGATAATGTTTCAAATTCCCATAAGTCTTGCTTTTGCATGTACTTTTGAACAAATTCCTCTTGCTTTTTTTTATATCTTTCTTTAATTTCTTCATCATAATCTTTTTTGCGATACTGATTATAAACTTCCAATCTCTTTTCTTCAAAGTTTTCAACGGTATTTGGGATTTCTATATTATATTTAATTTTTAAATCCTTTGGAGTAACTGATACAACTGGTTTAAATTGAGGAATATCTTGATAAAAATTATATTCAAACAATTTTTTCATATTTTGTTTTTTAGCCTTACCTAAAGCCCCAGCCTTGATTAAAGCAATGATTTTAGCTATATTGATTTTTGACTTATCTACCTTTTCCATCATATCTTCAAAACTAGAAAAAGGTCTGTTTTCAATCAAATTATCTATAACAGCATCTCCCATACCTTTAATACCACCTAGTCCAATTAAAATACTATTATTTGCTTTGTCTATTGTAAAATCTCTCTTAGATTTATTTATATTCGGTGGCAAAACATTAATATTCATTTGCTGTGCTTCGTTTATATTCTTGGATAATTTAGCATAATTACCTATTTCATTATTTAAACAAGCACAAGTAAATTCCAATGGATAATAATATTTTAAATAAGCTGTTTGATATGACGTAAGTGCATAAGCTACCGCATGAGAACGATTAAACGAATATTCCGCTTGTTTTTCCATCAATACCCATACGTTATTAATTTGTTCTTGATCCCAATTTTTATTTTTTAGACCTTTAGAAAACTTATCTTTAAGTTTTTCCATTTCATCTTTTAATTTTTTACCAATAGCTCTTCTTGCATTATCTACATCTTCTTCAGGGAATCCAGCATACCTAAATAGTTCTAATGCTTGTTCTTGATATAATAAAACATAATGCGATTTAGAAAAAATTTGTTTTAAATCAGGATGAATTAATTCAACATCGTTTGGATATAATTTATTTTTTATATATGTAGGAAAACCATCTTTTGTACCTGGTCTATTAAAGGCATTAACAGCAATAACATCTTCTATATTGTCAGTCTTACAATCCATACACATTTTGCTTGCTTCATATGATTCCATTTGAAATATATTGTTTGTATTTCCTGCTTTATATATATATTCATAGATGTTTTTGTCATTGAAATCTAAATTATCTACATGAATATCGTCCCATGTTTTGTTGCACAATTTTAATGTATCGTCAATTACATCCAGAGTTTTTAGCCCAAGGAAATCTAATTTGATTAAGGACAAATCATCCATTGCATTGTGCATTTCAAGTTGTATCATCATTTCCTTATCGCTATTTAAACATAACGGACAATATTCAACTGTTGGTTTTGGAGAAATAATAACCCCTGCGGCGTGTTGTCCTAATGATTTTGGTAAACCTTCTAATTCCATGACATACTGAAACCATTTAGGATATTTCTCATAATACTTTTTTAATTTATTATTTTGAAATAAAACTTCTCTTAATAAAGTTTCTTTTTCTTCAGCTTCCCCTAAGTCATTAAGTGTAGTAATAGTAGGAATCATTTTTGCTACTTCATCTCTTGTTTGATAGGGAATGTCGTATATTCCTTTTTCATCTAATACTTTACCTATATCTCTAATAGCAACTTTTGTTGACATAGTATTAAAAGTACATATAGGATATACATTTTCCTCACCAAACAAGTCTCTGGCAATTTGGATAACTTCTTTTCTATACCGCTTTGAAATATCTAAATCAATATCAGCCATAGACTTTCTTCCTAAATTTGCAAATCTTGAAAAATCTAAATCCCATGTAACACTGTCTAATTGAGTAACCCCTAAAAAATATAAACTCAAACACCCTGCGGCCGAACCACGACTTAACCCTACGGGAATATTCCTTTTGTGACATTCTTTTAAAAGCAAATGGCACATTATAAAATAATCAAGATATCCCAATGCTTTTAAAACAGGTTTTTCTTGGACTAATCTCTCTTTCCTTTGCCTTTGGAATTCTTTATCTTTTAAGTGGTATCCACGTTCTTTATAACCTTCTTCAATTAAATAATCATACCATTCTTCAATAGAATTAAATTGTGCTGGCATTAACTTTTTAATATCTGGCATTTGATTATCATTTTCTAATCCAATATCAACCAACTCTACCATATCAGCAATTTGTAAAGTATTTTGTAATCCTATAGTTACATTTTCTTCGCCAATTTGCGGAGTCATGATTTCATAAATTGTTTCAGCAGTTTGTAAATAACAATCAGTATAACTTTCACCAACTTCTCTGTCTTGGCTTATTTCTACAAATATACTATGTATTTCTTGTCCGTCTTTAGATAGCATATGACTATCACAGGAAATGGTATAAGGAAGATTGTATTCTTTTATGAAATTAAATATAGTCAAATTGGCTTCAACCTGTTCTGCCGTTTTATGAGATTGTAATTCTATATATACATAATCAAATGTTGCTTTTAATTTATTATAGTATTCCAGCATCTCTTTATATTGTCCTTTTGTTGCCATTCTGCTAAGTCTGCCCGCTTGACAAGCGGTTAAACAAATTAAACCTTCACCTAAATTATGTTTTTGAATATAGTTTAAATCAATTATCGGCTTATAATAAAAATACTTATGGGCATCAGAAACTATTTTAAATAAATTTTTTAAACCATTTTGATTCTTTGCTAGTAGAATTAAATGATACCTGTCGTTTTTGGTTTCTTCATTATTAATATCATCTACTTCATAAATTTCATTTCCAATTATAGGTTTAATACCAACCTTTTTGCACTCCTTGTAAAACTCAACAAAGTCATGCATTTTTCCATGATTGGTAACAGCAATAGCCTTTTGATTATTTATGCTTGCAAAGTTTACTAACTGTTTAACTGTCAAAGTAGAGTCTAATAATGATCCCCTTACAGTGTGATTGTGTAGATGAACAAAATCACCACTCGAAACATTCATCCTCATCATCCTTCCAATCTGAATCATCCCATTCATTCTCTTCATTATCTTTTTTATTCACTAATTCCATATCTACTATTTGTATTTGGATATATCTTTCTCCTTCATATTCGTTTATTGAAGGTCTACCAATTATATTATAATACATTTTATCTTCCCAGCCAATTATTTCATCTATGTAATCTTCTGTACAATTAAATTTAATGTATTGAATAAAATTAGCATTAAATGAGATAGTAGTTTTTTTGTCGTTTACTTTTATATCATTTGTGTTTACTTCTACATTTTCTATATATAATAAAGGAGATGGCATCCCTTGTCCCCAATAGTCTCTTATTTCATACAAATCTTCAATCATATAATCTTCTAATTCATTATAGGGAATTATAAAGTCTACCATATAACAAGTTTCAATGTTTTCATCTTTGAAATGTTGATTAATTTTATTTTCTAATTCATTAATATTATTAATTTCTGTTTTCATAATACCGAAAGCAGATTCATGACCTTGCCCTTCTAACAACTTACTTTCATTAAGTTTACTTCTAAAGTTAATTATTTGTTCTCCTCTACCACTACCGCCATATTGATTATCATTAACTTTATGTAATGCTATAACAGGTTTTTTATATAACCCCATTAATTTATTAGCTATCAGTCCAGTTAATTCGCTATCTTCAATATAATCTGTAATATCAACAATTAATACTTTTTTATCAAGAGAATCATTTATAGTATTTTTAATCCCTTCTACCTTAGTATTTCCTTCAATTATATTTTTGACTTCTCTTTGTTGTTTTGCCTTTAAGGAACTACAAAATCTTGCGCAATATTCATAAAGAGTTTCTTCAATAACCTCTCCTTTATTTTTCCCTCTTATTGGTTCATAATTAAAAGTGCGTTCTGATCCAATCTGAGCAAAGGCTTCAAATAATAATGTTTTCTGTTCTTTACTTCCAAGCCTTACTACCGCATTTACATTCGGGCAAAGATACCAACCAAAACTTTCTTGATTTACTTGTCCTTTAAGTGAAAAACTCTCTTTCTCAATTAAAGCATTAATCATTGGATTTGTAATTCTTTTTAGCCCTTGCTGGATATAATACTGCACCTCTAAATCTTTCGTATCTGCACTATCTCCAATTAATCCCATCATAACTAAGTCTAAATACTTTTCTATACCATCAATATTATATTCTTCTGCTAGTGCTTCAATAAATTTATAAACCATAGCAACACCAGTAAGATTAACTGAAACATTGGACATTTTATTATTAACAACTATAGCATCTTTACTACACCCTTCGGTTATATGATGGTCAAGGATAATAACATCAATATTTTTTTCTTTTAATTGTTTGTGTTCTTCAAAATCATTAGTACCAGCATCAGGAACAATTAATAGTTTTATTTTATCCACATATGGTTCTAATTCATCCATTTTAATTCCGTGAGTTTTATTTTTATCATGAATGATATAAATTATTTCGTTTTCAAAATTTTCTTTTATAAAAGAATACATTAATGAAGAAGAAGTAAAACCATCAGCATCATCATCTACAATTATCCCAATTACAGAAGTATCAATGTGTTTATCAAAACATTCTATAGCTTCTTTCATATTGATAAAATCATATGGCGATGTAGTTTTGTAGTTATGTAAATTCTTAAATTCTGCTACGTCTTTTATACCTCTATTTTTAAAATATTCTTCTTGTAAGTCTCCAAAATAATTATTATCTCCAATCAATCTATAATTCATATTATCAATCCTTTCTTCATACTATAATCTTCTTCATTTTTAATAGCTCATCCCATAAATCTAAATTATCAAACGGGCTTTCTTTATCTCCTAATATTTTATTATTGGGGTCAATTATACATGATACTTTTATTCCGTTTATAAATTTATTTTTTTCCTTTTGATAAAATTCTGCATCTCTTACTCCATTAACAAAATCAGCTTTATCATCATAACATAAACAAACCTCTACCCCTAGATGAGTTAATTTTTTAACTTGTGTTTTACTTAATTGATGCCCTCCAATTGAAACTACGTTTTTTATTCCATTAGACCAACCTTGCATTACTGCTTTTTCACTTTCAGCTACATATACTATGCCTTTTTCTTTAATATAGTCATATGTTTTATCCAATCCAAATAAAAAATGGCTTTTACTACATGAGAATAAATAAAGATATTTATTGTCAGTTAAACTATCATCCCCTGCAAATCTTCCCTTTACCCCTATTAATTGTCCTACTTCATCAAAAATAGGAATAGTAATCCGATGTGTTTGTAAATCATAACCTATTTTAAATATTTTTTGCGTTTTATAATCAATTCCATCATTATAAAACCTTTTACTTAAAGAATTTAAGTAAGTATCTAATACACTGATGTCTAGTATTTTAATTTTTTCTTCTTCGTCTACACTGGTTTTATTTTTTCTAGCAGATTGTATTTCATCTAATAATGCAAGCAGTTTGGGTTTTTGATAATCTTGATTATATAAATCATAACCACATATATCACAAATCCATTTAATAGCATTAACTATATATAATTTTTTTACAAACATTACCAGACTTAAAATATTTTTATATCCATTTTTATCTTCTATATTTCTTGTGTATGCTTCTACATTAAGTGTATTTTTATATACTGCTACAGACTTAGGATTATCACCATCTGGGAATCCACAAGAATAATAATTCCCGCAATCTTTAATGTGATGCATTTTTAATTCTTTTAAAATACAATAAATCTTATCGTCTTGTTGTATTCTATTGAATAAAAATTTAATATCCATTAACGATTACCACTTTTCTTTTCCTTTATATTTTTTAGTAGAAGTCCACATTCCTTCCATGTGTTTAAGTCTAAATCAACTTCGTGGCATAAGACTTGTCCTTTTGACCCTGCTCTATTTTTATCAATCTTTAACCCATAATACATTTTATTGTTTTGAAGTGGCATATCACCACCCCAATCTTCGTTATAAATTGAGTATTTATAGTATTCGTCATAATCTAATCTTTTTTCTAACAACAAATGGTCTACTACGTGCTTTAATTGCTTGGCATTTGCAATATTATTACTAGAAAAATCAAATATGTTTATCATTAAACTATCATCTGTCAACTGAATTGTAGCATATCCTTTTATCTTAAATTCATTTACTAAGTCTTTTATTTTAGTAGTTGTTTGTTTAACCGTTTCCCAATTGTCTGTTTTATATCCTTTTAATGTATCATAAAAAATAAAATTTACACCTAATCCTAAAACGTGTTTTCTTATTTCATGGTCTATCTCATCATCGGAGTATGTATTCATTTCTTTAAAATAAATCTTAGTATTCTCTTCAAAATATTTAGCAACTTTAATTACATCATTATATTGTTCTTCTGAATCATATTCTCCTAATACAATATTTCTTTCAGGAACATTTAATTCAAAACCGAATATTGGATTATTGCATACTGCTGTAAGCATAGCCGCCTTAATATCTTCTTCTCCCATTTCATTTACCATAACTAAAATTGGTTCTCCTAATATTAAGCTAATATATGCCGCTAAAAATGACATTCTCCTTGATTTTCCTTCATTTGATAACATACCATCTACTACTAATTTTCCTTTTCTCCAACCCCTAAAAAAGAAAGTCCATAAATCCCAAGGGAAAGGACTACCCATAGCTGGTTTATCCTTCCATTCCATAACTGAATTAACCATATCATTCCCTAAAAGAATTGAATCTGATTGACCACCTATAACAGTTTGTATTTTATCTAAAGATGCTCTCATTGACATTATAATTTTATCACTAGAAATTTTATCAAATTTAGGATGGTCTAAAATACGCTTTATGGGAAATCCTTTTTTATCTAATTCTCTAATTAAAGAAAATTTCTTCAATGTATCGTAATATTGTTTAAAATCATTTATGTCGGCAATTTCCATATATCCCTGTATGGTTGAATAACCACCTAATGCTAAATATCTTCTTTTCCTATCTTCCTCTTTCCTCATAAATATATTTATTTTATCTTCTGAAACCTCTTGTGAGAAAGAAGTGTAATATAACTCGAATGTGTCAAATAAAAACTTTGCGTTCTCATCATAAAAATCATATTTTGACCTTATGGTTTTTCCATATTCTATATATAAATCTGGTTGTTTATAAAAACTTCCTACTACTAAAGCCTCATTCCCTATGTCGAAAGGTTCTCTTGCCAATAAAACCACCGTCCATTATTCAAAGGATTAATTCAGTAATATCAACTTCATCATCCTTTTTATGTATTTCCTTTTGTTGAGCCTGCTTGATTTTACCCATTTCTTTTTTTATCTTATCTATATTTATATTTTTAGAAATATTATTTCTTTTCCATTTTTTATACCCTTCATATTCACTTAAAACTATAGCTAAATCCCAATAAAGCCTTTTTTCTTTACTAATTCCTTTTTTTAAAGCGATATTACCTAATTTAGCTATTAATTTTTGGTTAGAATACATAGTATATAAATCCATATTACTTATAGGTTCTTTAATTTTTTTATATGTTCCATTGTTTATTTCAGTTAGCCTTATAAAATAAGAATCTGGAAGGTATGAAATATCATATAAATCCATAACGAGTTTGCATAATTTATCTCTATATTTTATTTCTTCCATTTGTGCTTCCATTATTGCTTTTAATCTTTGTATTTCTAAAAGGCTTTCTTCTTCTGACATCTTTTTTTTAGTCATTAAATATATTTGATAACATTGAGAATGATAATAAACATTAGCTTTACCTTTCTTTATTGCCACATAATCATCAATGTTTGTGTTTATACTTTTCTCGTTTTTTTCATCACAAAATTGACATCTTCTTTTTATTTCTTTCATTAATAAATCACCTATTTTTTAAAAGTAGGAGATAAAATTATCTCCTACTTTATTTTTTTATTTATTAATTGATTGCCAGTGCAATATCATACATTTTTTGTAGAGTTTCTTCATCTGTTGTTTCTGTAGGTCTAACAGGTAATCCATTCTCTCTAAACGCTTGAGTCATTTCTTTTTTTTGATTAGGATTCATAGAATTTCTAAGTTTAATTAATTTGTCATACAATGAATTTTCTTTTTTGTCTAATTCTATATTGGCTTCAACTTTAGCTTCGCTTACTTCTTTTTTTGCTTCTGTAATAACATCTTTGTATGCCTTATTTTCTTTACTAAAATCTTTATTTACAGTATCATCGTAATCTCTAAGTGTAACTGATTTTTCTTTGCCTTTATTTCCATCAATAACTGATTGCCAATATAAAGGAGTAGGATTATCAATAATCTCATTTTGTGCAAATACTTTTGTTCTATCTTTCCTCATAACTTTAGCTCTAATTTCCCCATCTTCATCTTCAAAGGTTCTTAATACAGTATAAAACTCGTACTCCGCACCTTTGAAACAATCTGGCATTATACCAATATCAATAGAAACCATTTCTCCTTTGTCGTTTTTTTCCATTTTCTTTTTTATTTTTTCTCTTGAAGTAACACAAACATATTGGTCTGTTTTTGTAATTAAATTTTGTAGAAAATGTTTTCCTTCTTGGTTTAATTTATCATAGTCTTTAAATTCCATACCTGCTGTTGCTTCAGCAACAAACTGTTCTGTGGCACTAGCTTCTTTAGCTTTAGCCCGTAATTTAGCCCTGATTTCAGAAGTTTTTAATTTACTATATTTTTGTGTATCTTGAATAACTGTAGCACTATCAATTACAATAACATCTGCGACAAATGGATTTCCATCTCCATCAAGTACAATCTCGTCTGTTTCATCACCATTTTCGTCTTGTAAATATAGTTCTTCTTTTTGAATAAATTTATCAACCCATTCCATAGTTTCATGATAACTGCTTGTATAAACAATAAATAAGTTGTCTAAATTTATTCCTTCATTTTCCAAATCTTCTAGGTAGTTATCTACAGAACCACCTTCAGTATCTATGTATGCAACTCTTAAAGGTTTGCCATCTTCATTTTTCATTTTTAAAAAATCTAAACAAAATGAAGATTTCCATGTACCTTCTGCACCATAGACAAAAAATTTAAGTCCCTTTTTTACAGCACTACCCCTTCTAACTCTTGCTGACATATATTAATCTCCTCCATATCCCAAACTAATCTTCCCATACATTATCGTCATCTGAATCTTTATCGTCCCATTCGGTATCTCCAAAACTATCTGTAGCTTGTTTAATACTTGAAATAATTTCTTCATTATAAGAAGTTTTATCAACAGTATTTTTATATACTTTTGTAATAACCATTTCTCTGATTTTTGGTGCAGATACCACATTAAATTCAGCATCATCTTCGCCCCATACATCACTATCAGCAGGAACATCTTCTTCTACAACAGAATTTATTAATCTACCAAATACAGTAACAGCATAATAAGGTTTTAAGTTTTTCTTTAATGTTGTAGCTAGTTTTTTATCATCAATAAAGAACTCAACATCCTCTACTTTTGGTTCAGATTTAGTGCCAGTAATGATATTTGCTTCTAATACAAATCTATCTTTTTGTTCTGGATGAGGATTAATATCCATAAAAATAATTTCTTGTTCAAATAAATTTAATTCATTAAAATCTTCGGCATTAAAATCTATTTCTTTAGTAGACCTACGAATTTTAGTAGGCTTAAAGTTAATAAACCTTCTTACTTCACCTTTATCATTTTTATATGATTGATACTGGATATTACCTTCAACATAAACGGGCATATCATCGTATAATTCTGACTCCAATTCATATACTGCATCAAAAGGGAATAAGTTTTTATAATCATCTTTTTCAAACGTCAACCCCACACCAAAAATGGGTCTATATCCTTCTTCTTTAAAGTTGAATCTATCATCCCAATCTACTTCTTTTGTGTAATTTTTTTTCTCTTTACTGTCGTATTTTTGAAATTTTGCTTTGTCACTATCAAAACCTTCTACTGTAACCCATGTTTCATTTTTATTTGATGTTTTAACAGCAAAATTACAAGTTTGTTTTGTTTTGCCAGAATCAAATGTTCTAGCAGTAACAAATTTTTCTCTTTTAGTACCATTAATTAATCCTGCTAATTTAAATTTACCCTTTGATAATTTTACTTGTTCTGCCATATGTATTAAATTCCTCCTAATATATATATTTTATTTTATGTTTTTATTTTATGGTTCTATTCTCCTTCTTCATTATCTAATTTTAAACTTCCTTCCGCCATTACTAATACAGGCCAAATTTCTTCACAGTCGTTTTTCAAAGGCATCATTTGAATTTTTAATTTATCATCTTTACCTTGAAATTTTGTAACTACACCTTTTTTAATTAACCCAGATTCTAAGCAAAATTGAATTTTATCACCCTCTGAAATAGTAACATTATTACCATCTTCATCTTCTACGATTATACTTTTATAAGGATTTTCTTTTACAATTACCACGTTTTCACCTCCCAAATTTAATATATTTATGACGATAAATATTTAATTGATTAACTAATTCTTTTATTCTCTGAATTTTATCCATACTAACCTCCTTTCAATTGGTAAATTAATTTTACTATTATATTAGTCTTTTGTCAACCTTCTTTAGAATTTTTATTTGTTCTTTTGTAGGATGCTGTGATAGTGGTACAATAGATTGATAAAAGTCATGTTCCCTGTAATATTTACACGATTCTCTAATACATTTCATTTTTCCTCCTATCTACATAAAATCTGTGTTCATTTTATCATGTTTTTACTTTTAATATGTTCCTCAATTCTTTTATTCGCTAAATTATAATATGTATCATCTAACTCAAAACCTATGTAATCAAATCCTAACTCCTTACAAGCTAAGGCATGAGTTCCACTACCTTCAAATGGGTCTAAACATATTCCATTAGGGGGTGTTACTAAAGTAATAAGGTATTTAATTAAAGATAGTGGTTTAACTGTAGGATGGTTGTTTCCTTCTCCACGTTCCTTTTTACTTGCTTTGGCACAATAAAAGAATCTGCTTGCACCACCTGTTTCTTGCTTAAACCAATCCTTTTCAGGCTGAGACGGTATCCCATCAATAAATTCTCCACCACTTCGCTTATAGCTCATATGTCTAGTATTAGTAGTAATTTCACTTTGTTCATCCAGCATTTTTCCTGCTTCTTCATCAAAAATTAGATTTGCAGGAAAACGACCTTGTGTTGAACGATATTCTTTTGAACTTTCCTGTTTTTCATTACTATTCCATTGAAGTATACTTGAAGCACTGCTACCTGCATTATGGACTAAATAATCTCCACCATTGCCCACTCTACAATCATCAATATTAATTCCACCAGTACCCCATTTTAATACATTATCCGCAATTGTCTTTTCTGATATAGGTTTTCTTGCTACTACTATAGGTTCGTGTGCAGGCTTTAAGGCAGTACCCCAACCGTCCCACTCTTGGGCTTCTGGTGCTTGTGGATTCGATGCAGTCTTTTTCCTAAACGTAGTTGCTATTCCAGTTGCACTTGCTCCCGTGGTGCGGCTAGAAGGAAGCAATTTCCCCTCAACATAAGTCCCCAACTTCTTGTCAATCGC